ATAAAAAACCACTCCGTTTTACGGGAGTGGCGACCATGATGAAGAAGCGATTATTCTTCTTCAGCAAGTTTTGAGAAGTATGACAAATCATCTTCATCACCACCAGCAAGAACCGGTTCAGCGGTTGCTTTCTTAGGTGCATCAAAGTTCTTTGCCTTAGTCTGTTCAACAGTTGTGCGTGGTGCTTCACCATTCAAACCGAGAACCTTATCAAGGCGTTGCTTAAGAACGTCATACGATTTGAATTCTTTTTCAGCAGTCATTTCTGCCAATGAGAATTCATTCTTCCAGATTTTCTCCAACTCATCGTCATCAGACAATAGAGCAGAAGGAGAATCAAATTCAGACTTATCATAATTCTGATAGCCTTCAACTTTACGAATCTTCAACTTGAAGTTAGCACCCTTCCACAAATCAAACGGATTGATTGCCGTTTCATCTTCAAATTGTGGGTTCATGGCTTCAGTAATCTTGTCAAAGATTTTCTTACCAAACTTAAACAGTTTGATTTTGCCTTCGTTTTCGGGGTGTTTAGGATCCGAAACAATGTAGACGTTAGTGATATAATTCAACTTACGCTTTTGTTTACGAACAACATCTTTATTGGCTTCGATGCCAGAATTCCACAAAGCAGAATTATGTTCGCAGACAGGACATTGTTGATTTTTGGTGGTCAAACAGTTATCGATTAACCAACCACCAGGTCCTTGGAACCCGTGAGAGAAGACTTTTGCCCAAGGTAGTGCGTCATCACCATCAACTGAAGGTGCGGGGAGAAAACGGATTGTAGCCATGCCGTTGCCAGCTTTGTCTACTTCTGGTCGCCAGAAGTTATCCTGTTTTTCTGAACCGCTCTCAGAAGTGTTGAGAGCCTCGATTGCTTTAGAAAGCTTGTCGAGATTGCCAGATTGGCGTTTGAGATTTGCAAATGAACTCATAGTATTTCCTTTCGTATAAACGGAGTATAAACGGTGTGTGAACGGAGTATTTCACTTTGTACATTATATCATATTATTTAGGCGATTGTCAAGCACCTGCGCCATATGTACCATTAAATAAATTCTAACCAACTGGTCATAATATATTTCTCCCCACTTAGCGGAGGATTGCCACGGTGCATATGTGTGAAGTGTGCAGGCCATAGAACCAATGTTCCTTGCTTTGGTTTGACCCGCATACTTTGATACAGAAATTCGGTTTCTCCACCGTCTTCTACATCATTCAAGTAAATCATCCATGCCATAATTCTATTCATACTTCTTGGACCTGAAGTTTCAAAATGCCATATATGATAACCTTGGGTGGGTAAAGTTTTCTGTATCTTAATATTTAAAATATCTATTTCACCATGTTGCTTTACAGAAGGATATTCTTCCGCATATTCGGTGTATTTACCCCAAAAACTTTGCATCAAATCATTGGTGTGTGGATTTTTTCCACCCACACCCCACAGTTGCATATTTAAACTTTCATTATCGTAAAGATTAATGGCCTCATCATTTTTCATATTCATAGAACGTTCATCGTCCGTTCTTTTATAAGAAAAACCAGTAGACTTCATTTTTTCAAAATGTTTAATGAAATATTTGCAAGTTTCAGGTTTGATTGCATTATCAAAAACGCCAATAAAATCTTTAATCATAGGTATGCCTTTAAACGATTAATCGTATCATCAATATTAGTATGTAGTATGGCGACACCACCATCCTCATGCCATTGATTGATGTTAGATTCAGTATCGTCAATTAAAATTGAAGACGGAGTGGCATACTGACGTTTGAATCTTTTTCCTGGAACAAGAATTGGTTCAAAGGTAATATTGTGTGTTTCTAACCATTTAAACTTTTGACCTCGAATTGCTTCATCTTTAGATTCAGAAGAAGTCGAAGAAAGAATTTTAGTTGTAATATCTAAAGATTTCAAATAATCAATAAGTTTAAAAGCATCAGGCATTAATTCAAGCGTAGAAAATTGTTCTTGTGCAATGAATTGCAAAAAGAATTTTTCAAATGTTTTGTAATTATCTGCTTCGCTTGGATCGATACCAAATAATTCTTTGTACCGTTTACTGAAGTCAGCAATTACGCCATCCATGTCCAAGTAGATAGTTGTTATATCAGCCATGCTCTTTAATCTTTTCTTTCAAAATGTTTGTATACTTTTCTTTATCGTAATCAATAAAAGGAGTATACTTCTCAATCAATCTGTGGTAAGTTGGCCAAATGATATCATCTGTAATCCGTGGCTTCCAATGTTTGTCAACAAAGTTAACATTGTTGTTTAATATGATGAGTGTTTCTAACACCACATTACCATGTATAACTTCTTGTAATAGTTTTGGATAATTGCCACCGTCTACTCTGAAAATTTCCTCACTTTGAAGACCGTGCTTATTCAACAAGTATAGTATATCATTTTCAAAGGTATAAGTCAAGCTCTGGATGATTTTTTGCCACTTTACATAGTGTTCGTTGCCATCCTGCAACAAATCACCTACCCATTCAGACTTACCATATACAAAGTTTGCCACATAGAAGTTTTTTAATTCTTCCAAACTATACTTGCGGCTTAACTTGTAGAATTGGTACTTGTCTTTCCGTATGGAGAATGTTTGTTTTGATACATTGGTCTTTCCGTTGTATTTGAAATAATCGTAAGAATCGGATGTAAAGTGCAGCTTTAAGGCATTCCACAAAGCGTAGGCTGCAAAGCCTGTATTCTCAGTCATAGCGGCAAGCGTGAACTCTTTTTCAGCATATTTGCATCTTGTGATTCTTCTTTAATACGGCTCTTGAGAGCGGGCGATATCAAAGTTGAAGCCACTTCAACCTCTAAACCAGATTCTTTGCAATGGTGTAAAATGGCATCTAAACGAGTACATCGTAACCGTTTGGACATTTCTTCAATCAACGAACTGAATTCTTTAATCTCATCTTTAGTAGGCATATTATCATTCCAATTAGTAATTCATCATTATACATCATTAAGTTATCATAGTCAAGCGTTACTTGTAAAATATATGATTACCTATTTGTGTTACTCTTTTTAATTTCCATCCGGGGTTAACATACACCGCATGATAGTACATTGCATCCTGTTCATAAAGCAATTCGTGTGCTACAGATTGTGTTAGTGCTTTTTTGGCAACAATCTGACATTCTTCCCATTGATACTTGTTGCGTACTATGTGTTTAACCGCTTGACAAGTCCATGAGAACTGGCAAACGATAGAACCATTGATGGTGTCTTTTTGTTTAACAACACCGCAGATGTTGTCTGCAAATTTACCTGACTTAACACGGTTAATTGTGACCTGTGCTACAGCCAATTTGCCTTCGAATGATTCACTTGCAGATTCGTAGTAAATATTTTCTGCTAAGCAATCGACTTCTTTATTGTATTCTTGGATAACTTCTTTGCGTACAAAATCTTGTGCAAAGCTTATCGATATTGGATTGATAAGATTAAATGTAATTAATGTTATCGTAAGTAAACCTACCATTAGGTTATTTTTTGTTCGTGTCATCTTTTCTCCTTGTTGATGACTACACCCATAGCAAACAGACCATGGGTGCAGAAAATCCCAATTATGAACTAGATTTTTTAGTTTTAGTTTCTGTTTGTTGTGGAATTTGAGAAACGAATCCGTTAAGCAATTCTGCTTTCTTGATTATTTCTTCTTCCGAGGGGAATGATGGAAAACCGGGGTGATTAGGTGAAGGAGCTCCGTTGATTTTGGATTCTTCTACCTTGGTTGTCCATTCGTTGCTAATAACTTCACGTTTACCGTAGTATTCGTCAGTTAGCATATCTTTCGCCATCTTTAAAAGTTCCAGGCGAATTTCATAGGGTGTCATACTCATATTTTACTCCTTGTGTGTGTTTGTGTGTTACTAGACGGTTGTGTGGTGTCTAGTAATATTATTTAGGCAGTTTAATTCTGTTACGAGGATAAACTGCCAAAAACCCTAAGCGGCCTTTAAGCTGCTAATGCGTATTCGCTATCGTTTGCGTTTACTTGTTTTGCTTGATTAACGGTCATCGCCTACCGTGTTGCCGTCTTTACTATCTACCCCTGTCGAAACCTTGTCAGCCCCATCAATTATCCACTTTTATTGGAAATAGATAATTGGTGGAGCTGGGCGGAATCGAACCGCCGTCCAGAAGTCCTTCGCTTAGAAGGGATTACAACAATTCCTTTTGTTCGTTTCGCATATCACGGATAGGTTTACGACCATTACTATTACCTAACCATCTATGCTTAGTACAAATGGTACAACGAACATTTCTTTTTGTTTTCTTACGCTTAAAATTCATTATACGTTATTCTCCTTCAAAAGTCAATCAGCTGATGCATTGCTACCACACTTGGCACGTTTGGCATTTGTTAACGCACCAAAATCAACAGACCATTCTGCACCAACTGGTACCTCTCTTGCTGTTGCAGGGAAACCAAATCGTACACCTGATGCTTGTTGTATCTGTGCCACACCTGTTCTGAACTTAGTTAAATCATTTCCTAAGTTTGGATAAGGTGGTACATGAGGGAAAGTCCAACCAGCAACTTCATTTGTTGATTGATTAATTACAATTTTATAAAACGCAGTTGGTACAATAACTCCGTTGCCAATTTTCTTATCGTTTGCATTGTATATACCACCAACATAAATTGTATATACTTGGTTACGTTGTACAACCCAACCACGCACAGATGTTTCTAACAACTTCCAAATACCTCTGTTCAATGAACCTGCCTGAGGACTCATGTTAGTCATTAAGAATGATTCATATTCAACCTGAACGTCCCATGAAAGGTCTCCGTCAGGTGCCATATGTCCTTTGTCGTAACCTGTAGCCGCATAGTCATCTGGTCTGGCGCCATTCTGAACCGATTGGTCTGCTGTAAATGCATTAGTACGAGCAACACAACCAATAGCATTTGGAGGTGTTAATGTATATGTTACAACCTTAGGTAACTTTGCAGATGCATCGTAGTCAACATAGTATGCTTGACGGCAGATTGGTTCACCTGCAGCCTGTGGAAATCCGTAAGGTGCGTGAACTGCACATTGTTGTTGTGGAAAATTAGGTCTTTGTGTCCATGCAAAAGCATTGTTAATCGATATCAGTAATAAAACAATTAATGTAATACCAAAGATTGTCTTTATAGTTTTCATTGTTACCCCTTGAATGTGGGGTATTTATAATGGTATCCAATGATTAAGTAACATCTTCTGTGAAGCTATGAATGGAGCTGGTACGATATCAAAAGCAATTGTGATTCTTTTGTCGTTTTCATGAGTCCAATCGGAAGTGCAATGTGTATCTCCATCACTCTTACTGATTACTAGTAAATCATCTACACAATTAATATTAATTAGTCCACCATTTGGTGGAATTCTGTATGAAGTTATAGAATCTTTAACATTCACACAATAAAATCCGTGCCATGATTTAACTTCTGGTGGGAAATGGCCATGCCACTCCAATTTTTGACCTATATCATAAGTGTTCAACCAACATTGCATATAGAACTGATTAAATTTTATATTATTTTTTCTTCTGATTAGGTTGAATGTTTCCCTTATCGATACAAACAATTCATGAAATCCCTGTTGAGGATATAACATTAAATTGTAATCGAAATATGCATTGGTAGTATCGGGTGAATTTGATTCCAATACTTTATTTGTTTGTTCGTAAAGTGGACTCTGCTTATAGTCTGGAAAGTTCTCATAGATAAAACTTTCCATTTTAATACATGATTGTTTAATCGTATTTACATTTAAATTTAATTTTCTAATCCAAACATAATCAGATAACAAGTGTAAACTCATTTGTACTGGTCTTTATAAAATTGAATTGCTTTCACCAACCCATCAATGTGGTTTTCCGTTTTTTCTTCAAA